GGCGATGTTCTGTTTTTGGTCGATCCTCCAATCGGTCTTAGACCACAACAAGCTATTGATTGGCATAACGGTCTTCTTTATGATGATCTTGATCGTGCTATCAATAGCTCGTACGGCGCTTTGTATTGGAGCTGGTTGAAGATCTTTGACCAATTCAGCGCTGAAGAACGATGGGTACCACCTTCTGGCCATGTTGCGGCTATTTTCTCGCGAACCGCACAGAACACGGAAGTTTGGTTTGCACCAGCCGGTCTTCGACGTGGTAGGATCCAGACGGCTCTTGCTGTTGAATATAACCCTACCCAATCAGAAAGAGATCTGTTGTACGGATCTGGCAATAGCGTAAACCCTATCGTTAGCTTCGCTCAAGATGGCATAGTAGTCTGGGGCCAGCGAACGTTACAACGTTCACCTACTGCTCTCGATAGAGTTAATGTTAGGATGTTAATGATTTATATTAAAAAGAATTTAACCACTATCTTGAGGAATTTCATCTTTGAACCTAATGACCGCACTCTTTGGTCACAGGTTTATAATGTTGTGAATCCTTTCCTTTCTGAAATTGCCTCTAGAAGGGGTCTTTCTGGCTATAAAGTGGTTGTTGATGCTTCTAACAACACTCCTGAAAGGATAGACAGGAATGAATTGTGGGTCTCGGTGTTTTTACAACCAACCAAGACTGTAGAATTTATAGTCTTAAACATGGCGGTATTAAAAACCGGTGCTTCTTTCGCAGCTGAAGAATCTTTAGCCGCAGCTGGCCTAGTAACTGTTTAAAAACACTCAAAAGGAGAACATTAAAATGCCAGGATTTAATATTAATAATAAAGGCGGGATGCCAGGCTTCGGCGCCAACGCACCTACCAACATTATGGAAACCAGAAGAACCTACCGATGGTATTTCGAAACCATCGGCAGAGGTGCAGGTAATGGTACTTGGACTGCGAAAGAGCTATTGGTGCTTCAAAAAGCTAAAAGGCCTACCTTTAAGTTTTCTGAGCTTGATATGCAACACCAACAAGAAAAAGCATACTATGCTGGCAAGCAAGAATGGGAAGCTTGTACTTTAACATGGTATGATGTTGAACAAGATCCTAATATTTCACAAGGCTTGTATATTTGGCTTGAATCCGTGTGCCGTTTAGACACAATCGGTGTTAACCATCCAAAGAATTACAAGAAACAAGCAACGCTTAAATTAGTCGACGGAGCTGGCACGACCAATGAAAGATGGGACATGTATGGTACTTGGCCAACCAATTTTAATTGGCAAGAATTAGACTATACTGGCGATGCCATCTTGACTTGCGATGCTACTATGAGATACGACCGAGCCATCAGAGAGTGTTCTAACCCAACGCTACCTGGTCCTTTGGGAACAACATGCGCTCAGCCTAGCTAAAAAGGCGTATAAATTATGCCAGGCTTTTATATTCCGACTGATAAGTCGAAGTGTAATATAGATAGTATTAACAAATCTGGTGAGAAGTATGCGGAGGCGCGTACTCCTCACCATTTAATGGAGACAGCTAGAAATTACCGTTGGCTATTCGAGCTGTTACCAGCTCTAGACGGTCAAAATTTCAACGGTAAAATATCGTCCGACGCTCCAGGAAATCTCTTAATATATTTAAAAAAGTGCGACCGGCCTACGATGGATTTTGATGAAATATCTATCCATAATGGGCCTCGGACCATCTATAGACCAGGCAAATTTAAGCATAATCCTATAAAATTAGATTTCCACGAAATAGTCGGACCGTTGTCTTGGGCCGATGGCCCTGCGGTTAGAATTTATGAATGGATGAGGAAATTAGTATTTAAGACCGAGCAGGGCCTTTACTCTAAATTTGTAGATTATTCGTTCAATGCGAAACTAGCGCTACTAGACGGAAAAGGGCAATTCTTGCACATCTACGAGCTTTTTCATTGTTTTCCTTTGAATGTAACACCATCTAATTTAGATTATGAAGCTGATTCGATCGGCAATGTCTCTGTCACTTTGCGCTATCTTGATGTCAAAGAAACCAAAAATCCAGCTTATACTGACGTTTAGACGTAAGTAATTGTATTGTATAGGAGAAAACAATTTGCCAGGATTTATAATTGGCGATACCAAAGAAGGTAGAGATCCTAACTTTAAGTTAAATACAGTCACAGATGAGTATTATACAAACTTTTTCTGGGATGTATCTAATATCTTAGGGACTTTCGTTAAAAATCAGCAGCCTGCCAAATCTTTATTAGCATTGAAAGATTGTAAATTACCAACTTTTACAGTAGAAGAAGAAAAGGTTTTAGGATCGAGTGTAGAATATAAGTTCGCTAAAAAGGTAAATTGGGACGATATTTCTGTTACATGGTATGATAACTCTGGTTTATTAAATATCATGAAAACATGGATGAATTCAGTTTTTACAATGAATAGAGGGATGGCCCTTGCGTCTTCGTATAAAAAAGAAACCAAAATTTTAGTTTATACGCCGTCTAATTCTTCACGTCAAACTTATACTCTAAATCAGAGCTGGCCAAAAGCCATAAAATTTGGAGACTTAACTTATACCAGCAGTGATATAAAAGTGGTCGAAGCCACTGTATCATACGATTGGGCGCTTTACGCTGAAGATTAACTAGACCATTCTAAATTGTATATATAACAGAGAAAATAATACCATCTTATTTTAGGAAATTGATATGGCACAAGAAGAGGATATTCCACTAAGCGGCGGCGCTAAGAATAAACAAAGACCCGAAAAAGAAGACCAGCAGGACGTAAAGATGGAGGCCCATAATCCTGACCTTCAAAACTTACTCGGCGGCGGCAGTAATGAAGAATTTTTACGGCAATTAATAGCATTACCAGAAGACAAGTTGATCCCTTGGGAAGAATGTACTTTACCGAGCAAAGGGATCTATTATAACTGGCCAGATGGTGTAGTGATGGTAAAGGCCATGGGGCAGACTGCAGAAAAGGTCTTAGCTACCCAGCGCTTGGCCCAGAGCGGCCAGTCAATCGATTATCTATTTAGAGAATGCTGTAAGTTCCCTGACGGCTTTGACCCCGCAGATCTATTGCTCGGCGATAGGGTCTTTTTGCTTTACTTTCTTAGAGGCATAACACATGGTAACCTTTATGAATTTATGATTAGCTGCCCTAATTGTGATACTTCAACTACTCATAAGTATGACTTAAATGATTTAGCTAATACTATAACTTGGGCTGACGCATCGGTGGGCAGAGAACCATTTAAGGTCGTACTGCCTTACATGTCTAAAGTCACTAACAGAGAAGTATTTGTTGGCGTTAGATTTTTACGAGCTTCTGATGCTAATGAAATTCTTTCGCAAAGAAAATTTAGAAAACAAGCTTATTCTAAACCTGGTAATTCAGTTAGATCCGGAAGTATATTACCTTCACAGCGAAACAAGCAAAAGCTAGACGGTAATAATCTAGATGAATCAATCACAGAAAATCTAGAAAAAATGATCACTAGTGTGATGGGCATCACAGATCAGATTGCAATTCGTTCTTTTGTACAAAAACTTCACTCTACAGACACGTCGACCATACGAGAATGGGTAAGAGAGCATTCACCCGGTATAGACACTACCGTTATCATCACTTGTCCACATTGTGATCACGAGTTTAAAGCGGAACTACCGATATCTGAAAGCTTTTTTCGCCCAGTTAAAGCCTGAGGAATACGATAAGCAATATGGCAACTTGATGGAGCAGCAGTTTCTTCTTAAGAGGTACGGCAAGCTTACGTTATTTGAGCAGGCCGCTATGTCTTCTGAAGACAGGCAGTGGTGGCTCAAGAGAATTCAAGAAGAAAACGAAAAGCAAGCTGAATCCGAGAAAAAAGCATCTTCCGGCGCTTCTCGGCCTAATATGCCTTCTATGCCTTCAATGCCAAGTATGCCAAGGCGTTAATCTATCAAATATATGTTATGAGCTGTTCATCACTATCAACTGCGTTTCCTAGAATTGCCGGAAGGCTTGGCCAGTATTTAGACCTGAATGTTCAGTTCTATAACTCTGGTCAGCCGGCCGAGCCTTATCAGATTTCTAAAATAGAAATTTATAAAACTGAAGTATTAACTTCTAATCTTGCAGCAACAATCGATATCAGTCATAGAGATTCTACAGAATACCCTGCGCCGCTGTGTGTTTCTACGGATGTTTTAGGGGAATATCATTATCCTTTCTTAGTACCTGCTGATTTTATAGCTCCAGATGTTTATTTTGATGTGTGGTACTATACTCCAATCGGCGATACTGGGACAGCTGGGACAGCTGGTACAGATCCAATTATATTATCGAATCTTAGTTGCTGTCATAGGTTTTGGGTCTTTCCAGACGCATGGTTTTGTAATGATAAATTACAAACGGTAAGGTTTGGGTTTGAACCGATAGACCAACAGTTCTATCAGCCTGAACTTCGAACGTTAGAAGTGGGATTGATGCCTTTACCACTATATGATTATAATTTTAATCTAGTGAATCCCTTAATACCGTTCTTGAGTCCGACCATTACGATTCAGACTCAATTCTGCGAAACTCTGGTAGACAAAGCAGCTTGCCGAATCGGGTTAAGACAGGGAAGTTATCGCTCTAACCCTTATGTTGTGCAATATGATGTGAACACAGCCGACTTTCTTAAAGGCACCTATCAATATCAAATTACTCTAAATCTTCCCGATGGCTCCTCTAGAGTTAGCCGAAAATTCATCCTAGTGATAAATTAGTATTATTTATCGGGGTGAATATGAAAAAATGGGATCTTCCAGCCGAAAAGATTATAGAATATATTAAGAAGAATCACGTTTACAAGGTTAGGCGTGAAGGTGAAGAATATATAATTTGTAATCCTCTTAATGATGATATCGGTTTTCACTTTAATATAAATCCAAAAAAGGGCATATGCCACGACTGGCGTGGTGATGAAACTTGGGCAGGTCCAGCAAATCATAAAAGCGGCAAACGAAACGTCTCGTTCTTAAATTTTATAAGACTTGTTAGACATTGCAGCTTTGAAGAAGCGTATCGGCTGATCGCTGGTATCAGGCCTGGCTTATCGGCTATCGAACCGCTGGGCCATGAAGTAATAGAAGACCAAATACAATTACCGACCGGCTCATCGATTATAAATGAACACGGCTCGACATTGATGACATCTATCTTAATGTGGCTGATAAGAAGAGGATACGATCAAGAAGACGTGGAGCATCAAGCATTACATCACTGCGGTAACGACGTAGTCTGGCCCTACTTTGAATTTGGTGAAATGGTATATTGGCAATCACGTTCTTTTATTAATAAAACATTTCGCTTCCCAGATCGTAATATTTATAAAGAAGGAAAGGTAGTCGGAGTTAATAATGTTTCGAAGGGTGATTTTCTATTTGGGTTTGATGATGTGGCTCACAATGGCCGTTGTTTTATCACGGAATCGATCTTTGATAAGAATAGTATTGGTCTCGGTGCTATAGCCAGTGGCGGAGCGGCCCTAACTGACAATCAATGCAAAAAGCTAAGGCTTACAGGTGCTAAAGAGGTATTCTTGACTCCTGATAATGATAAAGCTGGTTTGCAGAGCATAGTGCAGAATTATAATAAAATAAGACCATATGTAAATGATATATATTATGTGGTGCCGCCTAAGATCTGTAATGGAAAAAATATAAAGGACTGGAACGAGTTAATTACAGAAGCCGGTCTTGGGCGGGAAGACATTAGAAAATATATTGATAATAATTTAGTGAAAATCGATGAGAACGCATTGATTAGACTAAAGATAAAGGCTCGATAATGGCATTTACTCCGAAGATGGCCGGTGTTATAGTTCTCGATTTTACCATACCACCATATGTTAATGAAAATATAGGTCCGGGAGTAACAGAAGTATTCTTTTCAGGTGCTTATAATGGTGGGCTACAGCTGCGATTTTCGATGTATGATACTAATTTAGAGCGTTGGGACGCTTTTTATAAAAATGTCTGGTATCCTAAAAAGTTAAAAGAAGAGATAAAAGTACATTTTAAAATAGCATATGCAAAGGGTGTTTATCCCGAAACCTCAACGCGAAAGATTCAATTATTATTGACTAAAGCTAATGTGAGAGCGCGCGGTGGTTTTGGCGGTATTATTATCGATTTTGAAGCAATAACTACTGCTGACTATCAACTGGCATTTGCTAATGCAAGTGGCAAAGCTTTTAAGGGTAAAATTTCGAAAGTCATAGAAAAGGTAATCGCTGAAAACACTTCGACGCCTAGTAAAGTAACACCGACGCTTGACAATGATGAAAATTATTGGTATATGATGCGACAGCGTCCGCCTAGATTCATCAGACAATTGATGGAAATGGGCACTATGTTTACAAAATCTAAAACGCAAATGGTGTATGGAGTTAAAGAATACGCTCCTGTTGAAGGCATACCACCTTTAATTAATATCTGTCCACAGGGCGAATTTAAGCCAAAGCCTTTAGGGATTTATAAGAATGGCGACATCTTTGAGTTATATGCTATAGGTAATGAAGATTTTATAGCGATGATTAATAAGTTGGCGAGTAGTGGTATAAGTACTACTACTGGAGAATATATAGATATAAAAAGTGACCCTAAGGAATTATATTGTATTGTCAAAGACATTAATACTGCATCTAAAATCACTGCTGGTTATCCCACGCCGCATGGTCCATTTAAACAAAATGACGCTGTTGGTTTTTTAAAGGGTACTTCGGCTAGCAGAACACCGCCTGAGCTTTATAACGATGGCTCGACAGGTTTTATGTATAGGGATTATATCAGAAATAGAGCTACTAATCTTTATTTGAACGGCGCATATAATTTAATCCACGCCAGATTCGATTTTCCAGGGGCAGGATTAATAGATAACACTATCGGCCTTGGTACTGATACCGTATACATAGAATACGTAAGGCCAGCCAATTCCGCTGGTGCAGTGCCAGCAGACCTTGTATTAGATCAAGCAGACGGTCCCGACCAATTTCATAATTGGACTGGAAATTGGACACTCATGGGATTCGAACACCGCTGGAATATAGATACTAAGGAGTGGAGAACCATTTTTGATGTTTGTCGGTTCACCACAGACACGGTTTCTGTTAGATTCTCAGCTAAAGAATAGTATTCCCCATCGAATATATAATATGTCAGACTGGAGGCGTTATTAATGGCTGTAGATCCGAATGTGCTTGGTTTAAGCATAGAATTACAGATGAATACTATGTTGGCCGAAAAGGCTCTAGGATCTTTATCTAATGACGTTACCCAGCTTTCTGGTGATATCGATAAGAAGCTAAATGCGGCTTTAAATAGCACCAAATCAGTATTCGATGCGATCAGTAGCAGCAGTGCCGTTATAAAATCTGATTTTAAAGACATATTCACTAGTGCCCGATCTTTCGCCGATGCTGTGGCAACCACCGCCGATAGTAATAAGGGGCTATCAGATACTTTCGATACCATCAATACTGCATATAATGATATATCATCAAACATTGGCGAGATCAATTCATTAACTGAAATGATGAAGTCGTCACTAGGCAGTGCGCTTTTATCTTCTACTAAATTGTCAGAGGATTTTGGCAATATCGAATCAAAATCTAAAAATCTAGGTATAAATGTAGCTTTATTGTCTGATGCGTTGAATACTTCTATGGTCGGAAGTAAAGTCTTAGCCGATATAAATATTAGTTTTGATACTTTTATTAAAAATATTGATTCTATAAAAGAAAAATCAGATAAGATGTATACAGGGTTTGATGAATATTATTTAAAATTTGATAAGTATAATAAAGAATTTAAGCTTTATGAAGAAGCTGTTACAAAGATCGAACTCGCTACTAAGACTTCTGCAGATTCTTTTAAACTAATATCTATAGCAATGGCCGCTATACAGAGACAATCTTTAAATATAAGAAATTCTACAAGCGCAACCGGACAGTATACTGAGGCTGAGTTGGGTCTCCTAGAAGACCACTTAAAGATCGTAAATCAAATTACTACTGCTATAGATACGAAAAATGAATCACATGCTGCAGAAGCTGCTGCGGTTGAATCAGAGGGCGAGCTTGTAAAACAGTTAAGAAGACAAGTAAAAGAACTTAACAAAGAGATCGAAGAGAATAAAACATCGACGCAGATGTTAGCATACATCTGGGGGAAAGTAGTAAGCGAAGCCAAAAAGATAGATGGTATAGCAGACAATTTTAGAGAATCGACTTATCGTTCAGTGGGTTCGATGTATGAATTAGCAAATATATCAGCGCAAGTATCATTATCGAGCGGTATAGCTGCAGAAGAGTCTGCAAAGATGGTCAGAGAGCTTATAAATGTAAAGACTGGAAAGAAGGATTTAGTAGAGTTGGCTACCACCATGGTCCAGCTGGAAAAGATGACGGGTTTATCGGGGAAGTCTTTGGCTAGTGCTTCAAGAACATTAAAAAACATGGGCTACAATGTAAAAGAAACCAAAGAAACGATGCTTGGCCTTGCTGATTCGATGGCTAAGTTTGGCCTTGAAGGGCAAGATGTCCAAGTTATAGTTGATCTGATGCAGCAGAGATTTCTTCTGCTAGGCGATAAATTGAGTAAAGATGTTACAAACGCTGTTAATAAAACCACAGCTGCACAATTAGCTATGGCGAAATCATTAGGCGTTAGTACTGATGCTGTAAAAAAGATGAATAGTACGGTTTTTGAAGATCTCATAACGCTAGAGGCTTTGTCTGGAGTTGCTATAAGGACACCTGAGGATATAGGCAAGGCGCATATATCGATGGCAACGCAAGTTTCGAGAGCATTTGACAGTGTCGGTAATGATCTACAGGCCAATTCTATTCTTATGGCGCAATATAAGAGCCAAGGTTTCTCAGAAGAGCAGATAGCTATCTATAAGAAAATGGCCGAGGAAATGAAAAAAGGAGGTATCGATCCTAATTCAATCGAAGCTGTAAAACTACTGAATAAAAGGATGGAAGATTCCAAATCGATTGGTGATAAATTCAGTGCCTCCATGGGCACATTGTCTAGCCAATTAAGTATTCTGGCCGGCCGAGGCGGTGCTCTAATTATAATGTTTATAAAACCTTTTTTTGAGTTTGTAACTTATTTGGTAGAAAGGCTAAACAAAGCCATAGAAAAAATTATAGAATTTGGAGGATGGATTGCTAAATGGTCTGATTATTTCGGGAGTGTTATACCTGGTTGGAATCTGCTTGTCTCGGGATTGCAGTGGGGTGCTTATGTTATCAGCATACTTGTTGTAGGCGCGATTCTCTTAGGTGCATCTCTTGCGGCTTTAATGGGCCCTATTGTTTCTATAATCGTGTGGCTATATTCTGCTGCTACTACTGTCGGATTCTTTAGTAATGCTGTAACTGCAGCTACGACTAGGATTACGACTTTCATTCAGGGCATGGTTGGCTCTGTGGGTTCGATGTTATCTTCTTTGGCCACTAGCGTCGGCCAAGCATTTAATACCTTTGTTGGGTATATTTCAAGCGGTATTGATAAATTGGCCAGCGCCGCAAAAACAGCAGCCGTTCCGATCCTTATTCTCTCAGTTGCTTTGCTTATAACAGCTGGTGCTATGTGGGTTATGGCCCAAGCTTTAGTCGTTGTTGCAGGTGTAGATTATGGTAAGATCGTCGCCGGTGGTTTGTTTTTTGCTGTAATGTTGGGTGTTTTAGGCACCGTCCTTTATTTTGTGATTCCGGCATTAACTGTGGGCGCCCCTGTGCTGCTTGCTTTCGCTGTGGTCGTTCTTGCGTTTGGCGTCGCTGCTATACTAGCAGCTGTCGGGATCTATATTATGGCACAAGCATTCTTGCTGGTGGCTTCTGTGTTGACACCGACTTTAGCTCTTAGTGTTGCTCTTTTAGCAGTTTCCTTGTATCTTTTGGCTACGGCGATGGTAGTATTTATACCAGCCGCCATCCCGTTTGGGGTGGCGATCGTCGCTCTATCAGCAGCGTTTTTCGTGTTTGCCGTGGCTTGCGTAATATTAGCTGCGGCCACGATTTTATTGGCCTACGGGCTTTCAATGATAGCTTCGGCGATGCAACCAGGCCTCGCCGCTCAGATGCAGGAATTTGGCGTTGGACTAGCTGCTTTTGCTTGGGAGATCGGGTTTACAGGTGCTTTAAGATTAGCAGCAATAGGCGTTGCTTTGCTGCCGCTGGCGTTGGGAGTAATGATAATCGGTGCTGCTTTTGCTCTAGGCGGCGCCAACATGGGTGATAACTTCAAAGCGCTAGCAGCAGGCATAAGTTCATTGTCTACAATCGACCCTAAAGCGATCAGTGTTTTAACTCTTCTTGCGGGACCCTTAACTACATTTTCTATAGGTGTCGCAGCGATTTCGCAGGCTCTTAGCGGAGCTGGAGCAGATTTTGCAGCCAATTTCACAAGTATTGCGACAGGTGTTTCAGCATTACTTAAAGCTATGGGCGCAATAGATCCGGCTTCTATTGAATTACTATCGACTATTGCTGGGCCACTTCAAGAATTCGGGGCTGGAGTCTCGGGTTTAGTAGCATCGATGTCTGGGATCGACCCAGAAGCACTTGCTGTGTTTGCAGCTACAGCCACAACAATAGCATCCAGTATTAATGCTCTGGCGAGTATTGACATGGCTAAGGTAGAGGCCCTTGGCGGCATAGCTGCACCGTTAGAAGCTTTCTCTCAAGCTATTCAATCGCTTAGTGATACCTTTATGAGCTTGGACCTAGCATTCTTAGACACAGCAAAGCTCGCAGTCGCAGGATTAGGAGAAGTAGCTGTGATCTTAGAATCAGCATCTGCTCCTTTGGTATCAGGTGCATTTGGATTACTTATTGGCGCTATGATATTAAACTTTGCTGTGACGGTGGTTACTGCTGGAATAGACGCATTATCGGCAGCTGCAACGAGCCTCGCAGCTATCTCTCCGATTTTACTCCAAGCTTCTGGCGAGATACTTACGTCTGGTATAAATTTATGGTATGGCGCTAGTGCTTTGTTACGTGGTGCTTATCTTCTTCTTGGTACGGCTCCGATTTTAATTTTTGCTTCTGCTCTGATTGCTGCATCCACAGGCGTTCTTCTTGCTGCATCATTTGTATTGGTAATATTTTCGACCGCTTTGATGTTTGCTGGCACTGCCGCTTTGATTGGGGCCACTGCTCTATTGGCTGCATCTAGCATGTTGTTAAATTCCGCCGTTTTATTACTTATAACTGGTCCATTATTGCTAGCGGCGATTCTCCAATTATGGGTGACGGTACCAATTATAACTTGGATAGCATATGGGATGTTGGCTGCTGGTGCGATATTATTCTCAGGCGCAATGAGCATTTATTTTGCATCTATGTTTTTGGGCGTAGCTGTTAATAAAATAGCCGATTACGCTCAGACTTTAAATGAATTCGCTGATCCATTGGAGAGGCTCGCGGCTTCATTTGGCGGATTGGCTGCTTCTATGATGTTAATAAAGGATGCAGTTACAGGCCTTTCTGCTTTACCGCTTGCCGCTATTATAGAAGCGTTCCAAAAATTTTCGCCGACCGATGAAGCGTTAGAGAAGGTGAAGAGTTTATCGCTAGCTTTAGAAAAGATTGGTACGGAATATTCTAAGGCGATTAGTGATGAGACTAAGATAGCTTCAGAATTGACCTCAGGAAAACCAACGACCCTAACTAATCCTGCTGTTGAGAATGAGGAAGACCCAGTTATTAAGACTAATGAACTATTAGGCGATTCTAAGGACACGCTCGATAAAATTTTAGAAGCATTAAAACCTCAGGATAAACGGAATTCTACTAATTTTGGCCTGAGTCTCTTCGGTTCACCAAGAGGATTTGAAATATAATGGCATTTCAATTAACAACATCCGACCAACTCATAGCAGAATCGTGTTCTTTAACATTTTATGGTAAAAGAACACTCGTTGGTGACGCAGAGCAGAAGGCGGCCGCTAATAGACAGCGCGTTGGCAAATGCAGCGGGACGGCCGTTAGATTTCAATTCCCGCCACAGGTTACTTCTGACAATAAGGCTATGAACTGGGAATCTAAGGCGTTTGCTACATTGCCGCCAATCGCTTTTGTTAAAAGTATAGAAGCCAGAAAAATATCGTTAACTTGGACATATATAGTAACTGATGAGTTAGGCAAAGGCTCGTGGGATGTCGATAATGTCGCCAAAGAAGTCAAAAAGATACGAGGTTATATTAACTCTGGTGTAGGCGTCGATGGTGTTGGCGCTGCTACTAATGATCTTAAAAGCGAAGACTTTATTATTTATTTTAAATATGGGCTGTTTGGCGACGTAGACGCAGCATATGATGGCAATCCAAATGGTGATTGCTATACCTTTTATTGTGCTGGAATCGATGTTAAACACTCTGGACCGATGATTTATGAGGGCAACGCTAGTAAAGTATTTCCGCTACGGTCTGATATAAGTATGACTCTTGTCGAGTGGACAAGTAATAGAACAGGAGATACGACGGATGTTGCTGCGAATATTCCATTATTAGTTAAATTCCCTACTAAGGGCTGGTTTTAGAAAGGTGTTGAAATGGTATTTCCTTTAAGCCAAACTTCGAGATATGTTAACACTCCATTGATTACTTTTGATGGCAAAGAGACATATGGGAAGTGGGTCGAAATGGCAGTGTTTAAAACTAGGCCTCCGGCTGATCAGATTACAAAATATCAAGTACCAGCGAGATATGCTGGGAGGATTGATCTAGTAGCCTTAGAAGTATATAATGATGTTAATCTCGGCTGGGTTCTCGTTGCTTTTAATAACGCGAGAGATGTGTTTGGTTGGCCTAGCCCCTTGGATGTAATAGAATGTCCTAACCTATCATTAGTATTTAAGGAACTCTTGTGACGACCTATTTCGAAAGACTATCGCAGGAGTTCGTCAAAGAAGACCAAATCGATCAGGAGCATCGTTTTGTCGGTCCCCATCGTGCTGTAGTTGTCGATACCGACGACCCGCTAGCGATGGGGAGAATAAAATTTAAATGTCCGGACATTCATGATTATACTTTATTACCTGTAGAGGCGCCGTGGGCCATTCCCGCTAATTTTATTGGTGGCAAATCGAGTGGCCATTTTGAAGTGCCGTGTATCGGCGATTTCGTTTGGATTGAATTCGAAAAAAGCAATCCGTACGCGCCTATTTGGCGTGGCTATGCGGCACCGACTCGGTTGAATTATTATCCTATACCTTTTGTTGCTCAGCGCACACCACCAGCGAACCTTGTCGAAAATATCGTTAATAAAAGGCCAAATACTAATAATAAGATCCCTGATATAATTGATTATGATGAAAAATATCTTCCTAAAGATGGGCGCCCGATGTCTCAGGGCGTTCAATCGAGATATGGTAGTTTAAATATAGACAGTTCAGTTGGCTACTACCCAATAGAGCATTATATAGAGCCTGCTCCGTTGGGGCTCGATCCGATCCAGCAGAAAAAATTCGACGCTCAGAATGCAATACCTTTGGTTAATGAGCCAGATAAAAAATTCATAGCTAACATTACAAAATATGGTAACATGTTAATAATGAGTGATGTTGGTTATTGGTGGAATAACGATCAAAAGATCATGCCTTATGTTACTAGAGGTGCTACCGGAGAGTTTAGTGGTGATTTTAAGCTTGATAGAATATATGAAGTCGATCGCTGGTTATATAACCAAAAATTAATAAATGAAGACAGACCTGTGTCGTGGGGAAAGGGCGACAAGAATGTAGACCATAACGCTGATTTTGGCGACACTCGGCGGATGGAGATGCTAACTAGGTATGGACATAAAATAGAGATGCGCGATGTCGGCTGGGCTCAACCAGGAGAATTCGATGCGCTTCATAAATTCGCGAGATCTTCAAAATCACGGCTAGGTGAATACGCAAAAAAAGAATCTGATAGGCGATTCCTTTCAGTTAGCAAATTTTGGGACTTTCGATGGATTAAAATCCGGACAAAAGGCGGCATGTTGTTTCAAGCTTATGATCGTGGAAACGATCCTGAGAAAGATAAATTCGTTAAAAGACCATTATTAGAGGAGGCTGGGCATCGCACAGAAAGAGAAGACTTGTGGTGGTGGGATCGCGATGCTAGATGGATGAGGCTGGTCACGAGACATGGTTTTAAACTGGTCTTAGACGATCGCGGTACTAGTGAAACCGATGCTGATATGGCAGAAACACCCAGAGGAAACGGTTTCATGGTTAAAGGGCGAAGAACGCCAGGCTCTGGGGGTAGAACGACAGAAAAGGGTAATCAACGCGGCTTTAACTTTGAATTTAATGAGAATGATTTATTAAACAGAACCATGTGGGGATCGCCAGCTGGGCAAGCAATGGAGATAAATGATCGTTATCAATATATCATGGTAGCGTCAACACTCGGACCAGATTTTCAAGAAAAATTTCGCGGTGTAGAAGAAAACGAGTTCAATCGTAAGCCGATAGCAATGGGCGATGCGGAACTCAGAACTCACCATCTTAAAATCGATTTAGAAAATGAATATATTAGATTGAAGACTCGAGCTGGAAATGGCCTAGGGCCATTGAATGCTAAAGGTTCAGCGGCAGGCGGTGGCATTAATGCTGGGTTTGAAGCTAGAGATGGCAATTCAGGCGGAGATGGGTCATGGGTAGAGCTTGTAGATTCATCTGATCGCGGTCTATGGTTATCAGAAAATAATAAACTTGCAGCATTGAGAGCTAGTTTAGGCGCTCCTATGTACCAGTATATTGATCAAAAGAATAACGTAGTCGCGGTATTTAATGGTCAATCTTCTGGGATCACTCAGATATACGCTAAAGGCA